ATTGAAGATAAAGAAACAGTTAAACAGTATTTAAATAACTGGTATAATAGGAAAAAATAAATTATAGGTTAAAATGAAAAAATTAGGTTACGTTATTCTTTCAAGCTTTCTTTTTATAAACAGTACTTATGCAGGGGTACTTGAGAAAGCTGATTATTATTTTAAAGGAGCTATCGGTTTAAATCATATCTACGATAATAGGTTTTCCAATCATGAATTTGTCGGTAAAGTAAAACTAAAAGATAAATTCCCATTGCTCGAAGTAGGTGTAGGTATCAATCTACCTTATGACATGAGAGCTGAAATAGTCGGTGATTATTACTTTGTATTTAATACTTGTGAAAATTCTACCAGTAAATTAAACGATAAATATACTGTTAACTCTAAAACAAAGATAGATAGTATAATGGTTAATTTTTATAAAAACACATTTGCTTACAATGACATTAGCCATTATATAGGTGGTGGTATAGGTGTATCTCAAATAAAAGAATCAACTACAGGTAATATAGAGTTTGACGCAGACGGCAGTATTCTTGTTTTAGAAAAACAAAATAAAAAATTCAATAGATTTGCTTATAAATTAAGTACCGGAGTTGAGTTTAAGATAGCAAGTCATATCAAAGCTGACGTTAGTTATAATTATTTCAATTTAGGTACTAATCGTAATAGGAATATAGGCGGTATAAGTAATGTCGGTAATAGAAACTATACCATTCATAATATGACATTTGGATTAAGGTTTGCTGTATGATGAGAGGAACTGTTGCGGATGCTCAACGAATAAGTCTTGAAAAAAGAGCTGCTGTCGAAGCAGCTAAACAGGAAAAAATTAATCAGGAAAGAAACAATTTAATAGCTGAGATAAATAATTTAAAGACGTTATTATCTCAAAAAGACTTAGATATTAATAAAAAAAGTGAAATAATAAATAATTTACAAAAAAATGTAATAGCTTTAAAAGATAATACTATAAGTCAATTAAACCAAAAAATAGCTGAACAAAATAACATAATCATTACTAAAGATAATCAGATTAATAACTTAAATGTTCAGATAACTAACGTTAATTCAACTGTAGTTAACAAAGACAATGAAATTAATAAGTTGTCAACTCAATTAACTGTTAAAAACAATGAAATTACAGTTTTTAAAGCTACCTTAGCGGATAAAGATATGGAAATATCTAATTTAAGTTCTGATAATGATAAGCTAACAAAAGCTGTAAAACAAAAAGACAATTCAATATTTGAGTTAACTAATAAGCTGGAAATAGTTACAAGTAGTATTTCTTCCTATGAAGATCAGTTATTACATCAATTAGAAGATGAGTTTGTAAGAATAGATATTAATGAGCAGGATGATTTAAGCTTACTCGGTGATAGTTAAATGGAATATTACATTAATTATCTTATCTCAAATATTAAATCCATAGGGCTTTATGGGACTATTTTTATTGTAATCTGCTATGTTATTTATAAAATTAAAAATTTATACGATACAAACGAGCAATTACAGAAAATAGTTGATGAACAGAACAACAATATTAAAATTCAGAAAAAACTGCTAAATGTTACACAAATTACTAGGCCTGATACTATCAGCAATAATTTTAAGCGGATGCGCTCAAAAAAATAATATCTGTCTATCAACACTGGACTTACCGCCTCTACCAATGCCTGATACCAAGGTAGCTGATGAGCTTGAGCCGTTTTGCACTATCGGTAAATGTGAGTATTTTAATAATTGGTTAAATGAGTTATACTTATTTGAAGCGCAGTATAAAATTTATAGAAACATGAAATACGATACTAATTAAATTAGTATCGTATTTTTATATCATATTGATCGGTGAAAGGATTAAAACCGGGTTTAAATACATTAACAAACCTTGGATCTCTTGGATTTGTTACATGCCTATAAGTACCTCTTCCTGTTATAGCTTCTTGATTTGCGATAGCTTTTACATATTCGTCAGTAAAATGAGTTCCATAACGCTTATCTCTACTTCTAATTTCTTGCATTGTTGCATTAAGTTTAGCTTGCTCTTGAGCTTGACGTGCTTGTTGCGCTAATTGAGCTTGAAGAGCCGCTTGTCTTTGTTGCTCTTGAACCTGACGCTGTACTTCAGCTTGAATCTGTTGTTGACGTTGTTGCTCAGCTCTTGCTTGTTCTTGCCTTACTCTTTGCTCTTCAGCAGCTCTAGCTTGCGCTTCCTGTTGCTGGCGAACTTGAGCCTCTTGCGCAGCTCTTTGTTCTGTCTGACGCCTAACTTCCTCAGTAGCTCTTACTCTTTCAGCTTCTGCTGCACGCTCGGCAAGCTGTCTTTGTTGACGTTCAAGCTCAGCTCTTCTTTGCTGATCCTGCTCCATGGCTTGCCTTGCTGCTATTTCCTGTTGTAATCTTTGGTTAAACTCATTACGTTCACGCTCCAGATTTACCCTTTGATTACGTTCTCTTTCAAACTCGGACGCATTTTGACGTGCAAGCTCTTCCTGTCTTGTTCTGTATTCGTCAGCTGATCTAATTGTACTATCCCTGTTCTCAAGTTCTCTCTCAAGCTCACTATATCTGTTCCTTAAATCTGATATTGAAGATAGATCAATACCTTGGTTATTAAAGTGATTGAATACACTACCAATACCACTATCTATGCCTGATGCAACACCGGTGCTGCGTGCATTATTCAGTAACCTTGGTTGTTGCCAGCTACGTTCATTCTGATATGATCTGTATAATTGCTCATTCTGTTCTTGATCGTTTTTCCATTTATCAAGACCTCTTAAGTTAGTACTTTTTATATCAGCAAGTTTATTACCGAACTCAGTATTAGCTAACTGATCATATTGACCTAATTGACCGATCTTGTTTATATCCCCGTACTGGCTAGCTGTTACGCCTTTTAGTAAGTCTTCTTTTGTCGCCTTACTACGCGCGCCAAGTGTAGCCTCACTTAACTCTCTCGTTCTATTAGCTACTGCTTGCAGGTGAGCTTGAGAACCATAAGTACCTTGCTTGATATACTTGGCATTTAATGAGTTTATATCAGCTTTTAACTTTCTTTTAGCTTCTGTATCAAGTGCTGCGAACTTAGGATTAAGCTGCTCAGGCAATGCTTCCACTGCTCTATTAATGGAATTAGGTGTGTTTACAACATCCTTACGAGTAAGTTTACGATCCAGATAATTTTCATCTCTATAGAAAGGGCTTAGTCCTTCTGCTAGTTTATACGACCTATCTAATTTCTGATTAACAGGCTCAACTAGTCTCCCTTGATAAACAGGTGTATTTGTTCTTGGCGCACTTTCCCATTCTTCACTTGGTCTACCTGTATCTATACCATAAGCCTGTAATGCTCTTGTGAGTTGTTGAGCGTTCAACCTGTCAAGATCAGGATGCCCTGCTAGATCACCACCTTCACCCCCTCCAAGGTTACTTAAAGCCTGCTGTAGGTTCTGAAGACGAGCATACGGATCGTTTCTTTCTGCATCAAAACGTGCTTTTTCAGCCGTTAATCCTTTATTTACTATCCCGTGTTTCTGTTCACCATAACCATACAGGTCATTTACAAGGCTTCTTTCCCTAGCTTCCTTTGATCTGGATAACTGGTTAAGAGCAGTAAAAGCAGCTCTATTCTTTTTACCCTCGAGTTTTCTGATCGGCGCATTTAATGTTTCAATATCAGAACCAAGCTCTCTTATCTTAGTGCCTGTATCCTGCTGTAATTTATTCTCAAGTCTTGGTAAATAAGGATTAAGCCTCTGACCATATTGACGATTTAGTTTATCCAGAACAACATTTTGGTTGAAGTTACCTTGGCTGGCTTCAACGTTACCTAAAATACTATTTACATTATCAGGTGTTATTCCTTGAGCCTGCGCGTTAGCAAGTGTATCCAGACCGCTTTGGTAAGGCATACCTTTAGCAAGTCTTCTTTGCTCTAGACTCTGTGCTCTCTGAGTTAAAGCAGACATTGGAGCTAAGGTTTTACCGGGATAGGCGGAATAATTAGTACCTGCTAATTTAGCCGAGTCTCTAAGTAATATCTGCTGAGCTCTGTTCTTTAACTCCCCGAAGGATAATTGATTAATTGGTGGCATAATTAAAATCTAATAGGTGTTCCTGTAAACTGAGGGTTATCATAATAGTTTAACCATCTACCGGTTTGGGAATATTCCTGAGGGCTACTTACCCTATTGTAAATAGGTTCTATATCAATTCTTTCTTCCGGTAAGAACTTACGTCTAGCTATTCTACGTCTTGCTCTTTCCTGTTCAAGCTCATACGCTTCCTGTTGCGCCATTTCTTCAGGAGTCAGTCTTTGCGCAAGTAATTTGGCTTTAGCGTCTTTTCCTTCCTGCGCTGCTGACTTTGGTTTAGGTCTATTGAATCTATCATAAACGCTAAGTCCAGCTGTGCCAAGAGCAAGCAGGTTTTTAGGTTTTGTTGCAAAGTCCAAAGTATTTCCTTTTAGCTTCTCAAAGAAACCTAAATCTTTTTTAGCTCCTCTTTTTCCTTTTCTAACGATATATTCTGTTACATCTTCATCACCAGTGTTATCAAAGTCATAATCAGCACCTGCTGATACACCTTTACCTTCACCGCCCATGCCAGATAGAGCAGAACCACCCATTAAATAATCAGACGCACCAAGTGATTTATCAGCTCCGGTAAATGGAAGACCAAGACCTCTAACTCCTCCGCCGACTTGAGAAATATTACCAAACCAGCTACCCATGTTATTGCTGCCGTAATTCTGAAGAGCACTGCCAATTGAGTTAGCACCAAGTTTACTTAAACCTTGACCCGCTAGATTACCTACCATAGGAGCAGCTACTCCGTACCCTGCTCCTTTTAGTGCGCCGATTAACGGGTTTTCTTTATCACCTCTTACAACAGAACGTGCCGCGCCCCCTAACGCTCCACCAACAGGACCGCCGAAAATAGCAGCTGCTGTACCGATTGTATCAGCTATGGTACGTTTTGGATTTTTTAAAGTTTTATTTATTGTACGTCCGGGATTTCTAAGGAAATTTCTTACCCCTCTAAAAAAGAACTCAGGTAATCCTGTATCAGGGTTGATAGTACCGCTACCGCCTACTTTTTTAAGTATTTTAGCTTCCAAAGGATTAATATGGGCAAGTACTGTATCACCATGACGACCCTTTTTCCTTGTTTGTTCTAGAATATAATTGACATTTTTTTTACTATTTTTCTTCACTTCTTTTTACCTTTAGCATTAATCATAACAATATACACGGCTTTTGCCCAATCGTCCCAGTTTTTAAACTGATCCGCTTTTTTAGCACCTTTAGTAGTTGTAGCCGATGGGATGCCGTTTGTTCTAAAAACACCGACACCGGCTATCTTATTAGCCCACTCCTGCCACTCCTCACCTGCTCTTGGTACTGGTAAACGCTCATCTCTATAGTTTTTTATAAGCTCAGCTGCCCATTTCTCAAAAGTTATATATTTGGGAAAAGGTAAATTGTTAATCATTGATTACTTCCCTCTTTATAATTAATGAGTATTGTACCAACGTTATAAGGATAGACGCAAGCAAAAGTAACAGTCATGAACCTTGCTGATATTCTTAAATCTATCTTACCCGGTGAGGTGTTAGGAAAGAGACTATAGCTAAGAGGTGTTATATGTGTACTAGGTGTACTTGCATATTTCCTATAACCAACACCAATAACGAGCTGGTCGTTAACTGTTCTTTGATAACCCGATGGAGGTGGGAAATCAGGTTCTATCTGATCAAGAACAATATACTTATCAACAGCATTGCCATTTTTAGCCGGGTTGAATGCTACGTATCCAAAATAAGGACTGGTAAAAAATGAAGGGATATTATTTTGGATGCCTCCTAATCTTACTTCATTATAACCTGTTTCCTGTTTCCATATGGACTTATAACTATTTAGAACATTATAAGGATAGTTAATACAACTCTCACCATAACTAAATATATCACCGGTAGCCTCATAAACAGTCACACAATCTCGTCTAATAGCTGTATCATACCAGCTATTTTCTCGCACGTTATAAACAAGCTCTCTAGTACATCCTATTGTTGGATCGTTTCTATATGCTTTCTCAGGATAAGCCCATCGTACTTCGCCATAACGGGCTATTTTATATCCATATATCTTTTGTCTTTTGTTTAAGTCAACGTTCTCTAAAAAATATTCGAAATTAACATCATTCTTGACACTATCTACTATGCCGTTATAAACAAAAACTCTGTCTGTTCCGAGCCAGAAGAAAAGGCTATCATATTGAACAACTGCTCTTGACGACATTAAGGATGAGTTTGTTGTTATTTCTTCTCTTTGGAAATCAACAGGTTGATCTGCATTAGCAGGATCAGCTACGTTGGTTAAATATATAACTGAGTTTTCTGTCCAGAATAGAAAGCTAGGTGAATTAGTACCACCTCTAATACTTGCACCGAAAATAAGTTTATTTTCTGATATTTTATAAACACCTGAGTCTCCCCCTTCGAAATTTAGAGGGTTAGATGTTCTACTTCTAATAATTGTGCCGTTATTACCATATAAGTATAAACACGGATTAGAAAATAAAATTCCACCTGATACAATATTATTAATATTACCAGGTATTAGTCCATCAACATAGCTTTGAAAAGTTTCGTCTTGTAACATACTTTTCCAGTATAAATTACCATTAGTAGGACTAAGCATATTATTACCATTAAATGTAGCAAGTAGAGCTAAATAAGGATTACCATCTTGTCCGATGAATTTTGTTGATTGCCATATTCTATTTTGATCATCTGTTAAAAATAAAGCTTGTTCTCCTGTATCTGAACCAAGTACCGGTAAATCATTGCTAACGCTGCTAAGATCGGTAATACATCTATGTACTTGATTGTGTGATGCGTAAATAAGTATATAATCATTAGCTGTATTATAAACAGTTAGAAGGTTAGGGGTAATATTGTTTATAGGACGATAAATTTCCTTATTACCTTTCATCTTCTTTATCTTACCACCAACGAATCTTATCCACTGCCCATCGATGCAGTATTCATCCTGAAACTCAGTCCCATCTCTCTGAATGCCCGGTTTATATACTAAAGGTACACGCATTAGTTATTAGCTCTTATTACAGTTCTATCGGCACTTCTATCAGTGTTCATTCTGTTAATGGTCTCTAGTTCCTGATCGAACATTGATTGGTATTTATTGCGTTTTTCCTCATCGTCCAAGAACAAACATGCCTCAATGAGACATGAATAAAGAAGTAGATTAGGGTAACGCTGGGTTAAAAAGTTAACAGGGTTATCAGCGTTGAATAAAGGGATACCAAGGTATCTTATAAAAAAACTATACGCAGCATCGGTTGAAGGTGCTATGAACCATGCACCATAACCATTAGTATTTTGATTAACTCCTTCCGGAAGATCAGCGTAATATTTTGGTTTAGCTACTTGAGCTGTAGTGTTATATGGCCAATATGTTTTACAAAATTCATAGCTTCTAGGAATTAAAAAGCTCGCATTATTAGTAGCGTCAACCATTTGAAAATCAATTGTTTCCCGCCAGTTACTCGGTTTAGTTAATGAGGCTCTATTAGCCGCTAGGTTAATTTGTGTTGTAATCTCAAAGCCCAAATCCTTGGCATTATTATAAACTCTGATTATTCCTTGTTGAATTAAATAAGGTATTTGGTCAACAAAAGGATTATCTGCCCTAAGCATGTAGGTTTGCAGACTTTCTTTTAAAATAGGATAAGTAAGCGTATAATTTATATTAGGCATATTTACTCATATGTTATTGTTTCACCACAACAAGCTATATCATCTTCAATAAATGTGTAAGTATCATGTAGAACACTTTTTTCAATAAATGATGATTTTTCTCTTATAACTTTATAAATATTTTTTTCTCTATCACAATGAGATTTAGTATTTAAAAAGTTTTGAATTTCAGATAATTTTTCTATTGAAACACGATGTTTGCTTGAATATTGGTCTTCTATTATATGTAACTTTTGATAATAAGGTTCGTACTCTTCCGAGTCTTTACTGTTTAAACGTTCTATCTCTATTTTCTGTTCATCTTCATTTAAGAAACAAAAAAAATCTTTGTTCTGCCAAAAAGACCTTTTACCTTCTTCTAACTGTTTTAATAAATATTCTGATTTATTTGGTAATACTTCTAACTCAAAGTGAAGTTGTTTAAACTGTTTAACTAAATAATTAGAATCTGAACTCTTATTCAAATAAGGGTTATTTTTATCTTGGTGTATATTATATAATAGCACATTATAAAGTTCTATATCGTTAGAATTTCCTGTCACTTTTAGTTTCATGATCAAACCAAGTAATTTATTGATTAAAAATTTAATTTATAATATATTACAATTTTAATACATTATCATCAAAAACCTTATGAAATCAGTATCTAAAGTTCCATTTAAAGGTAAAAAAACTCCTTACAACCTGAATGAAGTTGATGTTAACCTCTTGCTTAAAAATCCTTCTCACATTCGTAAGGTAGTTAAAGGTAATTATAAGGAAGAAAATAACTATGACGAAGATGATAGCGAAGAAGAGGATGAAAAAGAAAATGAAGATGATAAACTCGATGCTCACATGAGACGCTATATTTCCGAGTATTTTGATAATAAATATAAAGAAGAAAAAAAGGGTCATTTACATA